GAAGCGAAGCGAAGCGAAGCGAAGCGAAGCGAAGCGAAGCGAAGCGAAGCGAAGCGAAGCGAAGCGAAGCGAAGCGAAGCCAATACATACATATATCGGGGTGTGTTTATTATATATAAGGTGTTTTAACGCCCACTCGGTAATGTTCAATTTTTCACAGATTTACCGACGTCCTTACTGAAAAACAAAGCATATATAGCATTATCTTATAGATTTTTGAAAAGTCAGTAAGGCGGAAAATAGCGCGGTTGGAGCGAAAAATGGTAGTAGCCGTCGGTGTGTGAATTGCGCTTACGATAATCCCGCGGGTTTTTATGGCATTCGCGACAGAACCCGCGAATTATGCTCTCGTCAGGCTAAATGTGCGAAAAATCGCGTTTTAAAAGTAAAACGGGCTACCCCGGATTTGGACATTTTTTAAAAAAAGTGATTTTACCCTTTTTGATTTAGCGGGATATATAGCATTTTATTTTCTGGTGATGTGACTGAAGATGGTGTAAATGTTGCCAAAATGTCAAAAGTGTCAAATTGCAAAATAAGACAAAATAAGACAAAACTGGGGTAAATTAAGACAAAATAAGACAAGAAAATACCCCATTTGTGACGGAGATGTTCAGTTTTCATAGTGAGAATGGCAACATTGTGACCAACCGATGGTGCCAATGTTGCCAACCCCAAGGGGTAAAATGAACACGCCAGTCAGCGGGAGGTGAATAAATAATAGAGGTATAATATAGATTATAAGTAAAGATACTCCGAATCTCTCGGAATATACAATTTAAACCGGTGAAAAATGCCGCGGAAGTATGTTGATTATTCAAAAACGTATATTTATCAGCTAACTTGTAAAACAAAGGATATTTCAGACGCTTATATTTCCTATACCACCAACTTGACACAACGAAAGTATAAGCATAAGCGCGAGACTTTGGATAATACGTATCAAACGAAGTTATATGATTGTATTCGGACAAATGGTGGATGGGGAAATTGGAAGTGTATTATTTTGGAAGAATGTTCTTGTGATAATGAAAACCAAGCCAAGGATTTGGCAAATTCCTATATTATGAAAATGAAACCAAATTTGAACGATGAAAAAATGGACGAAAAGTCAATGGACGACCTTCCTGGACTTCCTGGACTTCCCGGACTTCCTGGACTTAGACCGAATATTTTCGCCGATGAAATGGTCGCAACGACGGCTGCGCCTGTTTTCCCAACCCAGATTATAAACGAAGGAAAGTATGTTTGCCTTTGTAAAAAATCCTACGCGCACAGGTCAAGTTATTATAAACATACTTCTACGTGTCTTCAATTTCAACATAGACAGTCTGTGAATAAATTGGCGGGTATACCGCCGTCTGATTCTTCAATGAATACTGTGTCTGTTTCTATCATTTCTACTACAATGACGACGACAACCACGACGACAATGACCGTGCCAGCGGCGGCGCGCGAAAATATAGAACAACCTGTTGCCTCCGGCGGCCCCGGCCCCGGACCCGCTGATGACCGTGATGATGACTCTACAATCGTGCGCTATCGTTTCAAATCTAAAAAAAAGGCGGAGAAAATGGATGACGACGTAGTCTTTCATTATTCCAATTTTACAGAACCAGAATTATCCATCCAAATCTCTGAAAATAGCGATAATGACTGCGATAGTAGTGATACTAGTTCTTCTTCGTCTATTGACGACGCTGACGCTGACGCGGACACAGACACGGACACGGAGACCGTATCCGAAATGTCCGCAATTACAACAGGAACTGATGCGACTTCATCAGCGGTGTCTGAACTTCTCACCGAGCAAAATGAGAAACTCAAGGATTATATCCGGAAAATGATTTCGGCGCTTACCGATGGCAAGAAACGAAACAAGAAATCTCTCGTCAATTCTCTCGTGTTTGAGTTATTAGACCAGAATAAAACCCTACAAAAGCAAATCGTTGAATTAAGCAAGGAACGCAATATTATTGTCAATCATACGAATAACAACCAATTTAATTTGAACTTTTTCCTGAATGAACAGTGTAAAGACGCGGTCAATATCTCGGACTTTGTCAATTCTCTTGAAATCACGATGGACGACCTGACATATACACGGAACCAGGGACTTGTGGAAGGGATTAGCAAGGTGATGATTGACGGATTGAAACAAATGGACCTGTATAAGCGCCCGATTCATTGTACTGACCAGAAGCGCGATACGATTTATGTGCGGGACAATCACCAGTGGGCGAGAGATGAAGGGAATGCCAGGATGCGGCAGGCGTTCATTGATATCGCGAACAAAGAATATTTCGCGGTGAAAAAGTGGATGGATTTACATCCAGGCTGGGAAACAGACCATCAACTTCAGGAATTTCACCATAATATGATTCGTAATGTCCTTCACGAAATCAAGGACGACCCGATTGGTGAACGTAAGATTATGAAAAGTATAGAGCGAGAGATTTTTATAGAGAAGTGAATGTGTCTAAAACTTTGACCCGATCACCTCATTGGCGGCCATCGGTTCAAACGACATCATCCCGCCGGGCATTCCAGCGCCGACATTTTGCGCATAAGTGCTGTTAAAGTGCTGCTGTTGCTGGGATGCCTGCGAGAGACCGTAGTCAGCCGTGCCGGTGTGACGGTTGGACGTGAGGACGGGATTAGGAGGCGCCATTCCGCCACCAATCATTCCACCGGGAACACCCCCCGCGTATGGCTGAGAGAGGGGTTGGGTGATACGAACTGCGCCGGAGCCGCCGCCGCCTGCTTGTGCGTTGGCAGCGCCACCACCCACACTGCCATTGTAACTCGTCTCACCGCCCAGGAGTTCAATTGTGCGCTCCACGATAATCTGGACCTTCTCGCCCAACTTTGTCTTGATACTCAAGAGAATCATCAAAACGCCTAAAATTGTGGTGGTAAAGTTGAATTCGCTATATCTGTATCCGGAGTAGGTAGGGATATACGTAATCAAGCGATGGATAAAGTAAATAAACACGAACATAAAGATGATTTGTCCGAGGATTTCTACTAGAATCATTAAGGTTGCCTTGTGGTCGTCGGGTTCAGGGACATAGGTGCGAACCAGGTATAACATAACGAGAATGGGGATGAATCCGATGATGGTATATTGGACGATATTTAATAAGACACCCTGCTGCTGTTCGTCTAAACGAAATACGTGGTCCACGAACGAACTACCACGCTTCGTTCCTTCCTTTACAGTTTCTTCAAATGCCTCCATTGTTGAGTATATATATACCAACGAATATATAAAATAATGGAATAATGGAATGAAATGGAATGAAATATGGAATGAAATGGAATGAAATATGGAATGGAATATGGAATGCGCGTAGTGGAATGAAATGGAATCGTGAACTGTAGTGTTTTTAATGGAATTAAACGGATATCATTATAGATAATATTAGAGTAATTCATAATGCTTCGTCGTTTTTCACGTATCAACAGTGTTCCTCATTATCGGATTGACGCAAGCGCCGCAGATGCCAGCACCGCCACGACCACCCCCTCATTATACATCGCACCCCACGCAGAATATCAATACCTAAATCTTATTCACGATATCATAGAACAAAACCACGAACAAATCAGCCGAAATGGGTCTACATTTTCCATATTTGGCGCAGGAATGGTATTTTCATTAGAACAAGGTTGGATACCGATACTCACTACCAAAAAAATGGCGTGGAAGACGTGTCTCAAGGAACTTCTTTGGTTCATCCAGGGAAAAACCGACAATCGCATTTTACAAGACGCCGGTGTCCACATTTGGGACGATAATGCGTCACGTGATTTTATGGAATCGCGCGGACTCGCGCACTACGCCGAAGGCGACCTTGGCCCCATCTACGGCCATCAATGGCGCCATTTCAACGCTGAATATAAGAACCACGAGACGGATTATACGGGGAAAGGCATTGACCAACTCGCAGAGATTATTCGGTGTCTGAAGCATCCTACCGAGAGATTTTCGCGACGTTTGATAATGTCAGCGTGGAACCCGTGCCAATTGGACGAAATGGCTCTGCCACCGTGCCATATTATGTGTCAATTTAATGTAGATAACCAAAATCGTCTTTCGTGTGCTTTATATCAGCGTAGTGGTGATGTGGGTTTAGGAGTTCCATTTAATATTGCGTCGTATAGTTTTCTGACACACCTTCTTGCGAAACACTGTGGTCTTGTGACCCACGAATTCGTCTATTATTTAGGAAACGCGCACATCTACGACGACCATATGGACGTTATGAAAACACAACTTTTGCGTCGGCCGCTCGCGTTTCCGCGGGTTGAAATCTCGGTATTGAGAGATAACATCAATGATTATAAATTTGAAGATTTTCGCGTATTCAATTATCAAAGTTATGATTCATTGAAGATGACAATGCGAAAATAATATAGAATTAATGTGTTATTACATTTTATAATCTACACGCCCGGACGAAGTAACGAACTAACGGTATTATGAGTGGTAACGCAGCATTGTCGGCCGCGCGAAAGCGCAGAGCTTCTTCTACACCTGTGGGTGGTGGTGGTAGTAGCACACAGTTTTCTGCCTACTATAACAGAACAACACCTACCACACAACAACTGATGAATCAAACATTTCCAGAACATAATAGCAAACAACCGCAATCACAATATACACTTCCGAGAGAATCCGCGCCAAATGTCCCGATAAATATATACGAAAACATTGAACTTATTAAGCAACAAATTGCGGCACGAACCACGTTAATACAGACCCAAGGAAGCGCAATTCCACCGGAGAAACTCCGAGTTTTACAAAAACAGAACGAAATCCAAAATCAGATTCTTATTCAAAAAATGGCAATTGCGAAACAAATGGAACAAGCGGAGCAACGGCAATTACAAGAGCAAGAGCAGATGCAACAGCAACAAATGTTGAAAATGGCTATACCCTCTATGGATGAACCAGAATTTATTTATGAAAAGGGAATACCGCGAAAGAACCCGAAATATAAAACGCCGGCCGAAATTGAAGCAATCCGACAGGCACAGGCACAGGCACGGGCACAGGCACGGGCACTGGCGCCAGCACAGCCAGTGTTTCAACAGCAGAAGCAGCAGCAGCAGCAGCAGCAGCCAAATAATCAGGGACCGGTCCGAATGACACCCTTTGTAAGTATGATAACAGAAACTGGCGTCATTCCACCTCCAATTGTTATTTTAAAATCACACGATGCCAAACTGAAGGAACACGATGATGTGATACAAGAAATGGCTCAACAAATGGATTATTTACTGGAGCGTGTCTCTTCAAACGGTAGTCTGCCTGTCATCCGTGAAGAAACGAGCGCTACATCCAATGATACTACCGAAAATACCGAAAACGCCGACGATGAACCAGAACAAGAACTATTGATGGATGTTGTTATAAATGATTTGACAAATAGCCGTGAATTTGTAGAAGGTATTGTAGATAAGATTGTAAATGAGACGAATCTATCTGAAGTGATTATGAAGATTGAACCACTCGTTAAAGAAAACCAAGAGCTACGTTCTCTCATCCATTCACAGCAACAAATGATGAATGAAATGAATACGATGCTGTTACGTCTATTAAACACGAATGGAACCGTAGTGTCGTCATCACAAGTTACTGACCTAGACAAATCACAAGAGGTATTCAAAGATGATGGTTTAGATGTTGACGGATTATATCAACCAGAAATAACTGAAATTGTATTGTCCAACACAGGTCAAGTAGAAATAGAGTTTCATCAAGAGGATTCAGAGCCGGCTCAAATTATTGATACGGAAGAGGAAAATGACGAACCCGATAATAGCCCTACGAATGACACTGTCGCCGACGCTGCCGCCGCCGACGCTGCCGCCGCCGACGCCGAGGACGAACCTGATAATAGCCCTACTACTGACGCGACCGAAGACGACGCAGAAGCCGATGATGGCACCACGAAAGAAGCCGAAGCCGAAGCCGACGCCGACGCCGACGCCGCGTATGATTTGTCTTCAGACAAGCCACATTTTCCAATCGCGCTTATTGTAAATGAAATTTAATCATCCGCACGCGTGCGTAAAAAAAAAGAAGTATAAATATGAATATGTAATAGTATTCATATTTACAATATGCTTGTTATTTCTATTTTCATTTTCTGTATCGTCTTATTTTTATATCTACATATTCATTTTCATCTGAAACGAAGCAATGATTTAGAAGTGTATGAAATAGACCAACCGTCAAAGCAGCGTTTAGAAGAAGTATGTGATATACGACAACCAACGACGTTTGAGTTTTATAATGAACAAGTATTAGCCCAGTTATCCTATCACAGTATCTGCACAAATTATCGCGCATTTGATATTCATATTCGTGATGTGAATAAAAAGGTTCCGTCTTCGTTATACAATGAACACAGCGGCAGCGGCAGCGGCAGCGATCTAGCAAAAACCCCGCAAAAAGGAACCGAAAATGATGTCGTGTTATATATCCCAGTTACATTCAAAATCGCCCACGAAGTGCTGAAAAAAGACACGGAAATGAAATATATTAGCGAACATAATGCGGATTTCATAGAAGAAACTGGTCTTATTAAAGTTTTTCAATTAAATGACGAATTTCTACGCCCGTATATGGTATCGCGATGTATGTATGATATTATGATGGCCTCTGCGGGAACAACCACGCCACTTCGTTATGAAGTGAATTACAGAAACTATTTTCTTGTAACGCAAGGGACCGTCCGAATATTATTAATCCCACCCAAAGATACACGATATTTATACCCTATCAATGACTATGATGTATTGGAATTCAGATCGCCAGTGAATCCGTGGAAGGTTCAGCGAGAATACCAAGACGATTTTGATAAAATCAAGACACTTGAAGTTGAATTGTTTCAAGGGATGGTTATGTTTATTCCCGCGTATTGGTGGTATAGTATCCAATTTATTGGGTCTGAAACCAGTGTATGTTCTTTTAAATATCGCACACATATGAATACACTTTCCATCGCTCCACACCTACTATTAAATGTGCTTCAGAATATGAATATAAAACGCGATACACTTGAAAAAAGAGCCAGTGTAAAAAGCCAACTTCAGGCAACGACAACGATACGGTCGGATGAAAACGACCCGGCGAGGGCGGGGGCGGGGGCGGGGGCGGGGGCTGCGGCGACCATACCCGAACATAGTAACGTCGTCGTCGTCGCTGATTACGATTCTTCGCCGATTGAAACCCAATATTTACCCAAATCATTGCGCGGAAATAATAATCCATACAATATTATGAACGCAGTAACCGAAAATGTATCGTCATCTGTCGCGACAAATGAAGATATAGGAGGTACCGCTAATTTAGAGACCACTATCGTGGCTACGGCAAATAATGCAACACCCGCCATAAACGAGAATACAGCAGGGACGAGAGACAGTAACGAGAGAAACACTGTCGCTCTGTCTATGTAATAACAACGGGTGTAGAGTATTACACCATCATATCGCGGAGCGAATCACGCACCTCGCGAATTGGAATACAATTCACCGATAATACGTTTGTAAATAAATCGTGGAGTTTTTTATGCGTAATAACATCCAATATTAACGAAGTTACATACCCATTATTCGTAAAAAAATACTCAGGATATTTATTGTAATAACTATAAAAGTCGTGGTAAATATACAATGTAATAAACATTATACCGAGAGACCATACGTCGTGTTTAAGCTGAACAGTTTTCCAATGGTATTTACTATGTCGGTGTGTATCGCGGATATTTTTGAATTCTGGATGACAATAAGGTATTGTTCCGCCAGTTCCAACCCCCTTCTCTTTTAACCCTGATAATCCAAAATCAATCAAATAAACAGTAAAATTCTTACATTTTTCTGGGTGGTTGATAATGAAATTATCGTGTTCTCGTATGAGAATATTATCCGGTTTAATATCACCGTGAACGACCGAACGGTCGTGAATATCGCACAATAGTTGTGCGCATCTCTCAAACAGGTGGATAAAAAACGGGAGTTGTATCGCCGAGAATTGGTTGAACGCACAATTTCCTATATTTTCTTTTACCCAGGTGTATAATGGTTCAGCATTATCTTGATAAGGCTGAATACTGAATGAAACCGATTTTTCGCGTAATTTGTTGTAACACGACCTGGATTCATTTGGAAGTTCATCCATACTAGGGTGGATGTCTGCGTTGTCGTAATATACACAATCGCATATTTCCGAACGACAATCGCATATTTCATTGTTCGCATTCTGTTTCTTATTGATATAGATTAAAAAGGGGCGTATAATGTTGGCACACGAATGCGGGTCATCGTGAAATGTATTGACCACCTCACTTTCATTGATAAAACTATATGGCGAATCATCAATGCGAATAATGTATCTATTATAACGAAATACACCAATATATTGCTTGGATTTTATTTGCCGATATAGTTTTCTTTCTTCAAACAATGACTCGTAGATATTATACGCAATGATGATATACAACAGTCTCATCTTGATTTTTACGATGTCTGATACTCCGGGAATATTGCGAATCGCATCTTCATAACGGGGTTCCAATACGAGTTGTTCTACGTGAATATTATGGATATCCATCATCCGAAGAAGTTGTTGTAGTTCATAGTCGCGTTGAATGACTTTATTGTCAATCTCTGTGCGAAATAATGTGCGTAAAGTGACTGGACTTGGCGGAGGAGGAGGAGGAGGAGTGGGCAGCCGAGAAGGAGGCGCGTCGTTTTGCTGTTCTACATCTTCATCGCCACCGCTGCCGTCGCCGCCGCCGCTCCCGCATTCTGGATATACCGTCATTATATCCGAATCCACCACAACCTCGTATTGACGTTTTCTATTTACATTACGACTACTTTTTATTTTCTTGCTTACAATATTTTTTATTTTTGAAATAAACGACAACATCCATTGTATGTATATATACTTTTGTATCTATATATGTTACATCGCACCAAATGTGCTTTCCTGGCAATACGATATATACAAAAATCCGTCAGCGTCCTTGTTCGCATCGTAAATGGGGCCTACCATAGAAGTAATAGGATATATCTTATTATTGATGAACATAAAAAGAGCCTTTTCTGGTGGAAAGTGAATACGCTTTCGGATAATTTGCTGAAGCTGAAGTAGCGTCAATTCTCTCGGAGTGATATATTTTGATTTATCAATCGGATACGCGTCGCGGTCGCTCTTGGATGGCTGGATGATGAGCGGAACACGATCCGGGTATTTTTCAAGTATACATTGTGATTTTTTGACGCGTTCCAGGAGGTCATTTGTGATAGGGGCGGATGACCCTCCCGTCGTCGCAGCGGAAGCAGCGGAAGCAGCGGAAGTATGTATATGAACTGTCTGTGTAGTCATTTCAGTATAAGGGGGTGATGGTTGTGACGCAAATGAAGGCTGTAATATTCCAGGCACAGAGTAAGAATTCGTGACGTTCATACTTGATTCTATCGTTTTCGGTTTATATTACAATATGCTAAACATAAAAATATTAGTTATGTTTTGTAGTATAAAGCAATTGAATACTTGTTAAATTGAAATCTATTTGCTGTGTTTTATATTGTTGATAAACGACCAACCAGATGAGTTCATCTTTGTCACACGATATTCGCAAATATACAACTGTAGTGAAGAAACTTTCAGAACAGCAGCCAATTTCACCGACGCCGACGCCGACGCCGACGACACCGCAAGAGAATTCGTTGGCATCCGCACCCGCAGGAAATGATTCGTTCCAAGAACATATGTCCCCCGAACAAATTCTCGCATTCGGAAAATATAAATCGGGTCAGAATGTATTCATCACGGGTCCAGGTGGGACGGGAAAGTCCGCGCTCATCCGAGAGATGTATAAATACGCGAATCAACAAGGACACAATATTCAAGTATGCGCGCTGACAGGATGCGCAGCAGTAATGCTGGAATGTAAAGCAAAAACAATCCATTCGTGGGCGGGAATAGGACTCGCTAATGGCGATATTGAACGTATTGTAGACCGTGTGGATAAGAACTTCTTCAAAAAGAAGGATTGGCGAAAGACGCGCACACTCATTGTGGATGAAGTGAGTATGATGTCAAAACGATTATTTGATATTTTGGACCTCGTGGGTAAAACCACGCGAAACAGTTATTCCCGGCCTTTCGGAGGAATTCAACTGGTATTCTGCGGCGACTTCTACCAGCTTCCACCAGTGGGTGTGAATACGGAGGACCCTGATAATGCGCGATTCTGTTTTGAAAGCGAGAGTTGGTTTCACACCTTTCCGAAAGAAAATCATATCCAACTCAAACAAATTTTTCGGCAAAATGACCCAGTGTATTGTCAAATCTTGAACCAAGTGCGTGAAGGCCGAATTACGCGCAGAACCGATGAAATCCTTCGGTCACGCGTCGGAGTGCTATTACCGGATGTATCTGAAGATGGAACCCCACAGACGAAGCCGACGATTTTATATGCGACGCGGTCCCGTGTGGATGAAATTAACCGAATGGAAATGGAAAAACTCGCAATTCTGGACCCGGATAGTCCAGTGTATAAATATGATTTGAAGTATGTAACGGACCTACCGTTGTCTGAAAAAGACAAACAATTACGCTCGTCTCAGCCGAAGGAACGGATTGCGTCGGAATTGGCTTCGCTCAAAAATAGTATACTGTGCGATGATATCGTTCATTTACGAGTGGGGGCACAGGTGATGTGTGTCGTAAATATGGAGGAATCTGTGACGACGGCCGCAACACCGATATGTAATGGCAGTCAAGGTGTTATTGTGCGGATGACCGAGACAACGATGACGACGACAGGACTCATCCAGCCTTTACCTGTCGTGCGGTTTAATAATGGACTAGAAATAACGGTCAATTATCATACGTGGTTGAGCGAAAATATACCTGGAATCGGTGTTTCGCAAATTCCGCTGATACTTTCGTGGGCAATCACGATACACAAGAGTCAAGGTGCGACACTGGAACGTTGTATCATTGATATTGGTGGCGGAGTATTTGAGGCGGGGCAGAGTTATGTTGCGCTGTCCCGAATCAAATCATTATACGGAATGAGTATTATGAGTTATGATGTATCGCGGATTATGGTGAATAAGCGGGTGAAGGCATTTTACGGAGAATTAGATAGTCCGTAGAAAGTTAGGAAAGAAGGTGGAGATAGAAAAAGAGAGAAGGTAGAGAAATGATAGAAAAGAGAAAAAAATTGAAAGGAAAGAAGTAGAAAGAGGGGGTAGAAGAGAAAGATGGAGA